GGACTTTCGGGCCAGGCCTCTCCCATAAATAGGAACGTGGCGTCAGCAGTCGCGGTCTACAACGCGAGCCGCAAAAATAGCGCTTCAAAGATACTCGATCTCTATAGCACGTTTATACGCGATCACGCGCCGAACAAAGAGGGCGTTAGGGCGGCCCTAACGCGTCTCAACCAGTCGCGCCCGGTAAATGCCCGAGTAATTCCCAAGGCAAATTTCAACACAATGTGGAACTCGGCCACAAATAATATGAAGGAATAATATAATGGCTCTTACCAACAACGTAAAGACCCTGGTGGCCAAGAAAAAAGCCCGGGCCTCGAAGAAAAAGACCATGGCCCGAAACAAAGTTGCGGCCCTTCCAGCTGTTCCCAAAGTAATTTTGGATGAAAATTACATCAATCCGATAACACTCGAGTTTCCGAAAGGCATCGTCATATATGAAATAAAAAATCGCAAGACGGGCCGAAAGAATTATTATGATAAAATAACCTTTAGAAAGTTGATAACTGCTTTCAAAAATGATTACAACATTTTGATGGCCAATCCAAAAGAACCAATAAAAAATGCAAAGAACCCAATAACGCGCGGACCAATTTATTCTCGAAATATACGACGAGTGACGGTCAAGCCAAAGTCAAAGAATAATGCGGCCCGAAAAATTCAAACTGCCGTGCGCGCTCATCTTAAAAAGAAGAAATCCAATAAAAAGTAAATGGACCCATATGAAACGCTCGGTCTGCCCAAGGGGTCCTCGGAGGCCGAGATCAAAAAGTCCTATCGCAAACTTGCGATGAGGCACCATCCAGACAAGGGCGGAAACCCAGAAGAGTTCAAGAAAATCCAGGGCGCCTACGATATCCTTTCGGATCCCCAAAAGAAGCAAAACTTTGATCAATTCGGAACGCCCGACGGCCCTCCCCAGAACCCATTCGGGGGCGGCGGTGGTATGCCCAGCGACATCTTTTCGCAAATGTTCGGTGGAGCCTTTGGGGGTCCCCGTGGCCCACCCAAACGACCCAATCGCGATCACGAGCTTCGAATTTCACTCGAAGATTCATACCGAGGAATAACAAAGAATCTCAAAATTACACTAACCAAAGTCTGTATGGGGTGTCGCAGGACCTGTCAGGCCTGCGGAGGCCGCGGGGTTCAGCACGTCCAGATGGGTCCTATGGCTTTCCAGCAACCCTGCCAGACCTGTCAGAATCAAGGGGGGATCTCGCATGGATGTGAATCATGCAAAGGTAAGGGGAAAAAGTTCGAGCAACTTAATTTAGAACTAAAAATACCGGCCGGCATCGAGGAGGGGAACACTTTGATCGCTCATGGCCTGGGGGACCAGCCTACAAAGCCGGAGGAAGAGCCCGGCGATCTCGTCTTCCACATCAAGGTAAACGGACACCCCGAGCTTATGCGTCAGGGTATGGACCTCATATGGAACACGAAGATTTCGTTCCATGATTCAGTCATTGGTCGCAAGTATCAGATCCCACACTTCGACGGGCCCATACCTATGGACACGGCGGATTGGGGAGTTATCGACCCACGCGAGGACTATATTATTCCTATGCGCGGATTCAAGGTTGGTGACAAGGTCGGAGTCTTGAGAGTCTCATTTAATGTTATCTACCCGAACCCAAAGCAAAAGTTTAAACTAACTTTGATAGAGTAATAGCCAGGGCCAATGTGGTGTTAACGAGCACATCCTGGGTCGAATGAAAAACCTCATTTACATCCAAATTTGTATGATGAAATACAACGTCATTTATAGTATTCGGAACAAAAGTCAATGTTGCGCCCCGGACCACGCGCCGTGCGGTCTCTACAGGGTTTTTTTGAATTTTACGGGCCGCCAGCTGAACGTGAACACACGGGGCTATCTTCATCTACTATTTGTATACAATATTTTCTATACTCTCTAAGGTAATAATAAGGGCGGTGGCGAATGGAAAGGTGACTACGAAACCGTAGGTAATCGGAAATAGTACTACACAACCTAGAGCGGCCTTGACAGTCAGATCCATATATCTATGGATCCGTTCAAATCTCTATCTGAAACTGACCCAAGGGTGGAAACGAGATATTGCTCGTCACCTCGGGTTCCCCCTCCTCTTGCTCCTCGTCTATAGTTCCAATGAGACTCCGGCCGACCGGCGGGTCCGGAACGGTCGAGTGGAAGCTAACCATACACGGTTCGGGTTCGGTTCCCCAAGAGCGCCACTCCCATCCTGCACCCTTGGCGTACACTTCCCACCCAATGTGCCGGTCCGGGTCATTGACCGCCTGGACCGTTCCATCCGTGCATATAACGTAGAGTTCATTTTTCTTTGGAACCAACTCCAGCCGTCCCTCGGCCTCGTAGGGCGTCTTGCTCGGGAAGCAATAGAACTGGAGCCCGGGACGCATGGCGCAGACGGACTGACTTGTGGCTGTAGATGAAGTCCTTGGACTTTTTGGCCGAATTGCGCTTTTTCTCACGGTCCGTGGCCTTTTCCATAGATGGCAGTTGTCTGCCGTCCAGTTCCTCTCACGTGAACACGACATCTTTTTTCAAGACGGGGCTACGGGGGGTGCGTTTTTTGAAAACTTCCATAAAAGATAAACTATTAGAAGACACGGTAAAATTCCACAAAACACCATCATGAGATATGAAGGCCTTTTGTCCTTTTTATTGGGATCGCTTAGATTTATACCCGGAAACACGAACCCACACAGGGTCGAACATATACACAAAAGTAAGAGTATGGCCATCTGTCCCTTTCCCTTTTGAGCGTCATTCATTAACATATAAATTTATTTAAAACTTGACCCATGGTAGGATGGAATCATTCCTCAAAAAAAAGGCACGAGCCCATAAATACTTGGCAAAACTGACCGCGAGTGAAATCAATGCTATAATAGACAAGCACGTCCCTCACCTGCGCTCAATTCAGATCTATAATTTGAAAAATCATCCTGAGATCCAGGATGAATATTTGGAAAGGGTCGAAAAAATAGTCCAAGAAGTCCGGGCCGATCTTCAAGACAAATTTAGAAGTAAAATTAAGATAACTCCAGGAAGTGAGGAGCGGATGCAGGCAATAAATTATTGGCTAAATTCAATATGAATCCTCTATTGGTTATATTTTTCATGATGGGCGCGCTATCATGGGTATTGGCCCTAGAGAATTCGGATTGTCAATGTTCCAAAAATTGGCGAAGACTCTACATGAAATGGTTTTATATATTTACAATTATTTTACAAATTGGAATTTTGATCCAAAATAGGACAATCATAAAATACTTGGACCATCCGGTCCACATCGCATCCATAGGATACATATACGTGACATGGTCCTACGTTAATAAACTTATAGACGAGTCGTGCGATTGCACGTCGGGCCGTCATCGGTCAATACTCTTGTTGATATCATGGGTCCAATTTTTGATCTTGTTGTTTTCATCAATCTTTTCAAACTGATGATTCATGGCCATCGACAGTTCGTCCACAGTTTCCCATGCCGACCGACACTCGGGGGTGTCTTCAAAATTATAACACAAATTAGTGGCGTGCTCTATCGCCGACTTGATATCCCGACGCGTGACTCGGCGTGTCCGGGGGGCGCTAACGCAAAAAACGGGTCGTGAGAGGCTCATTGACTACTTAGAGATCTGAGTGTTTAAGTAATCAATGATGCGAGTAACTATCAAGGCGTCCGATGTCGCGGCCGTTATTGGCCGCCACATTTACAAGCCCCGGTCCGAGGTCTTTGCCGAAACTTGGAAAAAGTACAAGCCCGAGACTTTTACCGGAAAGACCCGCAAGGATCTGGCCAATGACATTTTGCGAGAGTCTCCACTGGCTCGCGACGTCCTCAGTATCGTTTCGGGTCTCAAGCCCAAGAACTCAAGCGAGGTCCAAGAAATCACATCGAACGTAAGGATCGAGATTAATAAGGACCCGGTTCTTTCCCAGGCCAAGAAGGATGAGATCATTTCGCATATAACATCGCGCGTGTACACATCACATGGAACGCGCTCCGAAGACAAGACCTCGGACAAGGTCGTGGCGGAAACGGGCGCCACTCTGGTCAAGGACAACGCGTTCTATAATCACGAAATTTGCATGCTAGGTGATATCCGCTTTGTGCTAACGGGCAAGATTGATCGGATCGAGGAGTGTCCGGATGGTTCGAAAATTTTGGTCGAAATCAAGAACCGGACAAATCGGTTGTTTGGACGGGTCGTAGAGTACGAGAATATTCAGGTCCAGGTGTATCTCCAGATGCTGGGTCTTGTACGGGGCCGGCTCGTGGAGCAGTACAACAACCAGGTTTTGAGCCACGAAATTATCCGCGACGAAGAGCTATGGTCCAATGTTATTCAGCCTGGACTGCGGTCTTTCTGTGAAGAACTTCACAATAGCTGGAACAATATATAATGTCCTAAGAGGACCGAAAGAGTTAGCTTGACATTTTTAGTCAGAAAATATACAAACAGGGCAAATATAGATGTGTAAATAAAGGCATTTTTACGCATAGAACATTTTGTGCAATTGCACTCGTCCGAACACCCCATATACTAGTTATTAATATTTTTATTGAAAATGTACAGTCCGCTTAACGTCTGGCGTCAGATAGACTGAACCGTTAACAAAATCATCAAATGTAATCGTGAAAAAATCGCCTTCGTCGCTCTCAATCTCCCACCCCTCGCCTTCTACAAACTCGGTCACGACGCAGTCATAAAAGTGCGTCTTCTTCTTCTGGGTAGAACGCAGGGTCACGTGCTTGCCCACAAGGGACTCGAACCACGATTCGTACACATCGCGCTCCTTGGCTAGGTGAACGACAGCCTCTACGACATCCATTTTAGTATTTTCTCGACTTACTTTTTTATCTGAAGATACTAGAATGAGTAATTTTGACATACTGGCTCTTTCACTCTCTGAAATCATGGGAGACTTTGGGTACAAAGCCTACGCCCGTTCCGGAGCGGCCACTTCTTTTGCACAGGGCTCTTTTGGATACGCCGGAGTCATATTCTTCCTTATTCGCAGCTTGCGTGTAGGAAACGTTCTCTATGTAAACGGAATGTGGGACGGTGTGTCGGCCGCCCTAGAGTCGGTCGCGGCCTATGTGCTACTAGGGGAGAGACTCGAGCGACCTATAGAGTACATAGGACTTGTGCTTATTATAGTGGGACTTTTTATGCTTCATGCACCAGATGGTAAGATTCCCTTTTAGATTTCGATTACAATACTAATAGTGAACCAAGGATCCTCTCTTGCGCGTCCGCGCTTGGCCGTCCCCCCAACTCCCTTCTCAATCTGAGGGTAGCGCGTCACCCACTTCTTGGCGGGCTCGTCCAACCACACGCAGCTGTTGAGGTGGCGGTCCGAATAGTAGTCCTCAAAATAAAAGGACTCCTCGATGTCATCAGGACCGGCGCCATAAGACCGCAGGGCCCTGTAGGTCTTCTCTATATCCTTAAAGTCGTTGATCAGTTCCCGCATGATTCGGCGCTGAATCTTTGACGGGAAGTTCTCAGCAAACTCACAGGCATCCTCAAAAGCCGTGTCCAGAGCCGCACTCAGGACTTCGGCGCATTTGTTCTCGAGGGCATCCTCGTCCCACTGGTCTCGGACTTTGTGAAAGCCCTTAAAGTATATTGGGCGCCGGCACATGGGGCAGCCCGTTCCTGTTCCCTTCAGATACCAGGACTTGATACATCCATTACAGAAGCTGTGTCCACAGACCAGCGTTTGGAAGGCGCCCGAATCGCAGTAGCACACTGAGCACTCACGGTCCATCCTTATGTTTGTCTGAGAAACTTTGCGGGTGGGAGTTCCCATGCCGCAGACGGGACACGTTTTTTTCCTCCTTACCATCATATGGCTTCAGTCATTGTTCCGCCCTCAAATATCATCCGCCCAAAAGGCTACGGCCGAAAACCAAAAGATTATTATACTTTACATTCTAGGCCAAATGATATATTTAGTATCAAAATTGATCAATGTGAAAAGACGACCGTCGTAGGATTCAAAAATCGAAGTGATGCTTTGTACATAGGTCGAATGATAGAAACGTATTATATGGATACGCAAGACTGGCCCGACACTCGGTCCGGTATATTGCATCTTCCAAAGCCCAAAGTAGAAGATATGAACTATGTAGTCGTCTATAAATGGGACTTTGAGGATCTCAAACTCACATGTACGGCCAATATTATGGATTTAGTTTCAGTATCTGAAATAATAGATAGCGATGGGGCCTATAAATTTGCGGGCGAAATTTATAAATTCGAGGCCAACATTGATTTTTATAGAGATCGGTTCGGAATTATCCTAGGAACAGGAAGTTGAACCTTGGGCAGAAGTTTTACCGGCCGGACACCTCTGACAATTCGTTGTTCCTCCCGGACCGAAATAGTTTTGTCCGCATATTTGACACTGACCATTGTGGGGGCCATAACCGGGTCGGCACGAGAGTCCTTGATTCAGCACAGTTTGGGGGTCTGTCGCGGAACAATAGCTCGAACCTATGGCTGAAAACTGTCCATCTGGACACCGCTGACAGGCAGTGGTTCCACCCGGACTGAAGTAGTTTGCGCCGCATATTTGACACTGACCATTTTTAGGGCCATAACCGGGTGGACAGGTTCCTATGCTGCTAACTGGTGCACTGGTCGG